ACAGAGATGGTGACGCCTGCGGTGGCCGAGAAGCTGCTGGGCAAGGACAAGAAGTCCATGGTCGATGACCTCACCACAAAAGAATCATCGGGTTTAACTCTAGGCCGTGCCGTTGAGTTTGCCCAATAATCCCATTCCCCCAACCGTGACGAAAGTCACACAACTCTGAAAGCGAAAGCAAAATGCTAAATCTATCCTCTGGTGGCGGCTCAGGCTCCTACATTCGATTCTCTCCCCAGGCCAATGCCTGGACCAATCAAGATGGAGAGATCCAACTTGGCAAAGTGGTATTCGACATTGACAACGTCACAACTGGCTGGCTCGAGCTGGGCGTTGGAGTCAGGGACTGGCAACCTGATGACGTTGTCGGCAAGAAGGGTCCACAACCCAGCGCAAACCATAAGAGAGGGTTTAGCGTGAAGTTTTACTCCAAGGCCTTGGGCACTGTGGAGTGGTCATCTAACGGGGTAGGACCTTGCATGGGCATGGAGACCCTCTACAAGCAGTGCAGTGAACAGCGTGCTGCAAACCCTGACAAGCTGCCAGTGGTGGAGTACACAGGCTCGCGCATGGAGAAGATCGGAAAGGGCACAACCCGCATCCCGAATTTCACCTTGACAGGTTGGATTGCCCGGCCAGCAGGCATGGACGCGCAGACACCGCCAGTTGATGAGTTTGATCCTTTCCCTGCGCCAGTACCGGCACCAGCAGCTCCAGCGGCCAAGCAACACGCCGCACCCATTCCCGTTCACTCTGACGAGGATCTGTTCTAAGACGTAACGAATTAAGGGCCGGGGCTTAGTCCCCGGCTTTTTTTTCCCCTATGGAATCAAAAGAAGAATTCTGGCAACTGCTGGTGCTCATGTTGGCCCGGCGGGTGTACGAATTGGAAGCACGGCTCAAGAAATTGGAGAATAAATGCAAGCCGAACAAATAGCAAAGGCGCTTGGCAACGCGAAGAGAGTTGGCAAAGGATGGTTGGCAAGTTGTCCCCTGCCAGGGCATGGACAGGGTCATGGGGACAAGAACCCGAGTCTAAGCATCAGTGATGGCGAAGACGGCAAACCGCTGTTTAAGTGCCACTCTGGGTGTGATCAGCATCAGTTGTTCCACGCCATCAGGGACTATGGTCTGCTGCCAGAGATCGAGAAACGCGATCCATTGGCAAACATCAAGCCTCTGCCAGCGCTCACGCCGCAAGTCTTGGAGCATGAGTGGGTATATGTGGACGAGGACGGTGAACCCCTGTTCGTCAAGCAAAGATTTAAGACTGGCACGGCCAAGGGCAAAGACTACAGGCAGATGCGTTGCGTCAAGCAGCCAGATGGAACCCACGCCAGGTTTCCAGGGTTCAAAGACACGCGCCTGGTGCCGTACAGGTTCCCCGAGTTGTTGTCAGCAAAAACTGCAGGCCGCACCATATTCCTGACTGAGGGCGAGAAGGCAGCCGATGCCCTGGTATCGATTGGAGTCATCGCCACAAGCGCTCATGCAGGTTCAGGGTCATGGCCCGAAGAGATAACGCAGTACTTTGCCGGGGCAGTGGTCATCATGGTCCCCGACAACGACCTGGCGGGTTGGACGTATGCAGCCAAGGTGGCCGCGGCACTGATCCCTGTGGTGAAGTCACTCAGGATCTTGGACCTGCCAGTCATATATCCAACAGATGATGCATGGGAGTGGGTCCATGTTTACGGTGGAACCCGGCAGCAGCTCGCGGAACTCGCCAAGCAAGCCCAACCCATCACGTCAGCGGATGATGTAACGATGCCGGAAGGATTGCTTGCGCCATCAGAAGTGGTTGCACCTGCAACACCAAACGCAACAAACGCAACCGCCCCTGGCAATGTTCACCAAGAAACTGACAAGACGTACAAGCCCTTCAAGATCGAAAGCTGGCAGTCAGTCAAGGATGAACCCATTAAGTGGTTAATACAAGACGTGATCCCCGATCAGTCTTTGGTTGCCCTCTTTGGGCCGCCAGCCTCATTCAAGTCATTCCATGCAATGTCCATTGCTGAGTGCATAGCCAGTGGCAGACCTTGGATGGGCAAAGAGATCAACGGCAGCGGGCCTGTTTTATACATAGCGGGGGAAGGGTACGGGGGAATAGGTGCCAGGATCGCCGCGATCAAGCAGCACCACAAGACCCCTGACTCGGCCCAGCTCTATGTTGTGCGCTCCATGATCAACCTCAGATCCAGCGCGGATGACTTCACTAACCTGATTGTGGCAATCGATGAGCTGGTGCAGTTGATCGGCGTTCAACTGCGCATGATCGTGATCGATACCCTGGCACGGTCATTTGGCGGTGGCAATGAAAATAATTCGGATGATATGGGGGTCTATATCCAGTCATTGGGCAAGATCCAGAACCGCTACAAGTGCTCACTCATGTTGCTGCATCATGCAGGCAAGGACACTAGTAAGGGTCTGCGCGGGCATAGCTCACTCCTGGCCGCCGTGGACACGCAAATGGAGATCTTGAGGTTCACAGACTCCATGAAAGGGCAGATATTTCTGTCCAAACAGAAGGACGGCGAGCAAGGTGAAAGGTACGGGTTTGAGGCCATCACGGTGGACATTGACAGGTCAGATCTGGGCCTGGAGAACGGCAGCAGCCTAGTGATTGAGGCGTCCGAGGTTGGCGACATGAAGGACAGCACCGAAGAAAATAAGCCACAAAAGGGCAAGCCAATTGGGGCAAAACAGAAGATTGCCGAGAAGTCACTAAATGTTGCAATTAAAACCTTTGGATCCATTATGGATACTCCAGAGGGGCGCAAAAACACCATCACTTTGGACCAGTGGAAGGCCGAATTCACGGCCATGATCGGGTCCGATGTGTCCGCAAAAGACTTGGCAACGTACTGGTTAAGAGCCAAGGATCACATCTTAAAGAGTGGCTTTGGGACCATCAGGAACGATAAGGTGTGGGCCAACCGCAAGGACGTAACCACTGTATTTGAGGCAGAGGCACTGCTCAAGGCTGGGAAAATGGCCACATTGGTTGATGAGTGAGTCATGCAATGGCTGACAATGTTATCCACTACAAATACTACAAACACCACAGATGTAGTGCAGTTGTAGTGCTACACATACTACAAACACTACAAACACCCCTATAAGGGGTTGTTTGTAGTGTGGTGTGTAGTGTGGTGTTTGTGGTGTAGTGATTATTGATTTGATGATTAATGGATTGGAGGTGCAAGATGAGCGCAAAACAGAACCAAGCGGGGCAGGTCAAAAGTCGCATACCCAGTCGCGGTATTAAGCCAGATTTCCCGGCAACAGATTTTGATATCAGGCAGGCATCATGGCTGGCTGAGATTGATCGCATCAAGGTGGATCAGGATCGGAAATGGGGGACTGACAGGTTGTGTACTTTAGTTGATGCTGGGTTTCGGGAGAAATTCTGGCAGCAACAGCAGCGTGTCTGGTCTGCTTGTCAGGCCAGGGACAGCGAGAAGCTCGAGAAGTCGGCAGCCGGGATGGTCAGGGCTTACCAGGCGCTCGAGGCCTGGGCTGTGGGTGTCGGTGTGTCACAGCGGCCAACGGTTGGCGCGGTGGAGCATGTCGGGAAAGATGGCAAGCTGATGGTGGTGGTCGCCACCAAGCAAGATGCGGCCTGGTACCGAGAGAACCGGCCAGACGTTACCGGGCAGCACGTCTGGTCCATGGAGGAGATCGAGCTGCTGATTGAGGCTGAGATCAACCAGGCAGTGGTCGAGGCCAAGATCAGGTACGCTAGGCTCGACCCGGTGGTGGTCAAGGTGGAGAAGCTGGGAGGTGAAACGGGCTTTGATGATTTTGTCAACGACCTGGACCTGTCAACGCCATCGAAGGAACCTAAAATGTTCGACAGCAAAACAGCGGAGAAATTTAAGCATGGACACAATCAATCGATTTAAGGCACTTTGTGCCAGATGCTGGGCTTGGGTACTTGAGCGCGTTAAAACCTCTGGAAAGGGCTAAAAACATGCCTGGAAGACCAAAGATGCGGCGGGATCTCGAGCTGCTTGAGGAATTGCCAGAGGACATGGTCTTTGCCATGTTCGAGGCTGGCAAGCCGATCTCAGCGATTTGCTATGAGCTTGGGATCGGGCGCAGGGCGCTTGAGAAATGGATCGAGGAAAATGACCGCGATGATATGATCGCCCGTGCGCGCGCCAAGGCAGCCGATGAGTTGGCTTGTGAGACGCTGGCGATAGCGGACAGCGCCGATCCCGAGCACGCCGCGCACGCTCGCGTCCGCATCCAGACGCGCCAGTGGCTAGCTGAGAAGTGGAAACCGAGCGTCTACGGGGCCAAACAGGCGCAGGTCCAGATCAACATCGGCTCAATGCGCATGGACGCGCTGCGCCATGCCGAGGTCATCGAGGCCGAGTTATCCACAGGCGAGGGCAAATAAGTGACTACTTATCCACAGGTCAGATGGGATTGCCTGTGGATAACTGCCATTTCTGTGCATAAGCACTGGTGCAGGCATGGAATAACTTAACATAATGGACAATGTAGCGATTAGGCTTTTGGTAACGATCAGCCGATTCCAGCAACCATGCGGCATTGAGCGCAAGCAGTCACTAACCAGCAATCCACAGGCGCGTGTAAGTTGCACACAGGCTGCTGGCCGCGCCGGTGCTGGCCCTGGCCTGCTGGCCGCGCCGACCCCCCCTTGCGCTCGCGGCTGGGGGCAGGCTGATGCAGCACCTTAACAAACACCGACCATGACCCACCCCCCTACCCCGGCCCCCATCGCGCCCACCGTCACTCTTCCAAAAAAAATAAAAAAAGTGGAGACAACGCTGGACCCCGCCCAGAACCCGTTTGTTGAATTCGTAAGACTCTACAAGAACAACCCTGTAAGGTTTGTGCAAGAAGTGCTGGGCGTGACCCCTGACCCCTGGCAGGCAGAATTCTTGATGCACATCGCCAAGGGCAACCGCCGCATCTCTGTCAGGTCCGGCCACGGCGTTGGCAAATCTACCGCTGGCGCATGGGCGATGCTTTGGTATTTGCATTTGCGGTTCCCGGTGAAGATTGTGGTCACGGCCCCCACCTCCAGCCAGCTCTATGACGCGCTCTTTGCGGAACTCAAGCGCTGGATTAAGGCCATGCCGCAACTCTTGCAGGATCAGCTCGAGGTCAAGCAAGACCGCATCGAGGTCAAGGATGCCGCCACCGAGGCGTTCATCTCAGCACGCACGTCCAGGGCCGAGCAGCCCGAAGCCCTCCAGGGCGTACACAGCGACAACGTGATGCTGGTTGGGGACGAGGCATCGGGTATACCCGAACAGGTATTCGAGGCCGCTGGTGGCTCCATGTCGGGACACAACGCCGTCACCTTGCTGCTGGGTAACCCGGTGCGCAGCTCAGGATTCTTCTACGACACCCACAACCGGCTTGCTGATGACTGGGTCACCATGAAGGTAGCGTGCGCTGACTCACCTCAAGTGAGCCAGGAATACATCGAAGAGATGAAGGCGCGTTACGGGGAAGAGAGCAACGCCTACCGCATCAGGGTTTTGGGTGAATTCCCACGCAGTGACGATGACACGGTGATCCCTATGGAACTGCTGGAGATGGCCTCCAACCGGGACGTTGAGGCCAGCCAGCACGCAAGGATGGTCTGGGGCTTGGACGTTGCCAGGTTTGGGTCTGACAAGTCAGCCCTGTGTAAGAGGCAGGGCAATGCCGTCACTGAACCCATCAGGACGTGGAAGAACCTGGACCTGATGCAGCTCACGGGTGCAGTTGTCGCTGAGTGGGAAGTCTTGATGCCAAGCTCCCGGCCAGCAGAGATCTTGGTTGACTCGATTGGTTTGGGCGCCGGTGTGGTTGACCGGCTGCGTGAACTGGGTTTGCCTGCTCGCGGGATCAATGTGGCCGAGAGTCCAGCCATGGGCCAGACGTACAGAAACCTCAAGGCTGAGTTGTGGCACAAGGCCAAGGCATGGTTGGAAGCCAGGGACTGTCGGATGCCCAAGGATGAGGCTTTGATCGCTGAACTGGCGACAGTGCGCTACTCATTCACGTCCAGCGGCAAGATCCAGATTGAGGGGAAGGATGAGATCAGGAAGCGCGGCCTGCCGTCCCCTGACAGGGCTGATGCGTTTTGCTTGACGTTTGCCTCTGACGCTGTTGTCGGGATGTATGGGTCGAGCATGTCGGGGAAGTGGTCGCAGCCTTTGCGCAGGAACCTGCCCAGGGTTGCATAATTGGGGAATTCATAGGAGTAGCAAGCATGAAGATGACCAAAGCGCAAAAGAAAGTCGGCAAGGTGATGGGTGAGTACAAGGCTGGGACCCTGCACTCTGGCAAGGGCGGCAAGGTTGTAAAGAGTCCCAAGCAAGCCATTGCGATTGCCATGTCCGAGGCCAAGATGCCCATGCGCGGCTCACGCACTGCCAAGAACATGAAGACCAGGGGCATGAAGTGAAGCCGGGTTTGTATGCCAACATCGCGGCCAAGCGTGAGCGTATTGCTGCCGGTTCCAAAGAGAAGATGCGCAAACCCGGCACTCCCGGCGCCCCCACTGCCAAGGCTTTCAAGCAGGCAGCCAAGACGGCCAAGAAGAAATGATCAAGCGCGGATCTGAGACGTTCTCAGGCTACAACGCCCCCAAGCGCACGCCCGGCCACAAGACCAAGAGTCATGCTGTGCTGGCGAAATCTGGTGACGAGGTCAAGCTCATCAGGTTCGGGCAACAGGGGGCAACTGGTTCCCCTGACGGGTCCAAGAGGAATGAGGCATTCAAGGCCAGGCACGCGCAAAACATTGCCAAGGGCAAGATGTCTGCGGCCTACTGGGCAAACAAAGTGAAATGGTGAACGACTATGGCAACAAAAGACTATGAGCGCGCAGCCGAGCAGATGATGAAGGCCAATGGCGCCAAGTGCCCCACGGCCACTCAAGACATCACGGTGAACTTGAAGAACCGTGGCAAGGCCATCGACTCTGCCGCCTACGGCCCTGAGAACCCGGCACTGCCAAACAAGCAGTTTTGGATGCAAAAGGCCAAGGACTGGGAAGTGAGCGAAAAGGACGCGAAGACAGCTCTTTGCGGTAACTGCTCCGCATTCAATCAAGATGAATCGATGCTCAAGTGCATCGCCAAGGGCATTGGTGATGAGGGTGACCCCTGGGCCATGATCGATGCCGGTGACCTTGGGTACTGCGAGATCTTTGACTTCAAGTGTGCCGCCAGCCGGACGTGTGATGCCTGGGTCGCTGGAAGCGAAGAGGGCGAAGATGAAGGCGAAGACATGGACGAAGACGAGTACAGCGGCAACGACATGGGTTCTGCCGGTATGGGTTCTTTGATCACGATCAATGTCGGGGCCAAGGATTGATCGCACCCATCGCTGTTGCCACCGTCAAGGGCAAGTGCTTGCGGATGATGATGACCAGTGTCAGGGAATACGCAAGCACAGTGCCGATCTACTTGCGCGGCCCTGAGTCAGTCATTGGCGCCCATGATGCCGATCACCAGATCTACGGCCAACCATCCACGTTTGGCGAGTGCTACAACGAGGTGATCGACCGGGTCTTTGCTGACGGGTTTGACTCTGTCGTTGTGGCAAATGATGACATAGTGCTCACCCCCACAAGCTACCAAGTACTCATGGATGACGTGATGCTGCTGAAAAAGCAAGTGCCCAAGCTGGGCTGGGTGGCCGCCAGGTGTGATGCGTCCAGGGCCACACAAAACATCAGGTCCAACCCGTTTGGCGAGGATCTGTACTATTTCAAGCACCCATGGGAAGATCACATCATGCCCATGGAGTGCCCCAGCCCCATCTTTGCCTGGATCTCACGTGAGGCTTGGGAGACGGCCAAATTCCCACCGCTGAACTGGTACTCAGATGACGTGCATTGCACCGATTTGCTGGCAGCCGGGTTTCAGCACTACCTGTCCCGGTCCTATGTCCACCACGTTGGCAGCCAGACAATTGGCCTTGATGGTGCCAAACTGATCCAGCAGGCCATGCCATGGCTCAGAAAGAACCGACCCGAATATGCAAAGCAGTGGTTTGACACTCAACCTGGGTAGTGGCCGGGATCGGCGTGACGAGTGCGTCAACGCTGACATTTTGGAGCGTGCCAAGCCAGACTGGCTGGTTGACATTTCCAAACCACTTGCGGCCACCACGATTGACTGGTGCGGGGAACCGCTGGAGATCGGGCCTGGCACGTTCTCAAAGATCATTGCCATTGACGTGCTCGAGCACATTCCTGATCTGGTCGCGGCCATGACCAACTGCCGGGATTTGCTGGAGATGGGCGGCGAGATGCACATCTCAGTGCCCTATGACCTGAGTCTGGGTGCCTGGCAAGACCCCACGCATGTGCGTGCATTCAACGAGAACTCATGGGTTTATTACTGCGCCTGGGCCTGGTACTTGGGTTGGACGGGTTCGCGGTTCAACATGGAGCGCCTTGAGTACAAATTAAGTGCAAGCGCAGACTTAGAATTGCCACAAGAACAATTGCTGCGCACGCCACGGGCGGTTGAGTCCATGTATGTGGTTTTGAAGAAAGTCCCAATATGATCAAAGATCTGGAAATCAGCACCGACATCGCATCCGCAGAGACGATGGATGACAGTGAGCTGCAAGGCATCATCACGTCTGACCTCGAGGACGCTGTCAGCTACATTGACTCAGACCTGAGTCCCATCAGGGCCAAGGGGACCGAGTACTACCGTGGTGACCCGTTTGGCAATGAGGAAGAGGGACGCTCCCAGGTTGTCGCCATGGAGGTGCGCGACACTGTCAGCGCCATGATGCCCAGCCTCATGCGGGTATTTTTCAGCACCGAGAATACTGTCGAATTCTTACCTCGCGGCCCAGAGGACGAGAAGGGTGCCCAGCAGGCCACTGATTATGCAAACCTGATCTTCAATTCGGACAACAACGGGTTTATGACCACTTATGCGATCTTCAAAGACGCACTAGTGCGTAAATGCGGCATTGCCAAGTACTGGTGGGAAGAAGAGGAAAAGGTCCGCATCGAGGAGTACTCAGGACTCGATGACCAGACCCTGCAAATCTTGTCCCAGGAGAATGCTGAGGTCAAGATCGTTGTGTCCTACCCTGACCCGGCCATCTCCCAGGAGATGATCGACCAGGTCAACGCGCAGGCCATGGCCGCAGGCCAACCGGCGCCGCAAGTGCCCATGCTGCACGATGTCCAGATCAAGCGCATCGTCAAAGATGGGCGCGTGCGGATCATGGCCGTGCCGCCAGAGGAACTGGTGATTGATCGCCGGGCACGGTCATTTGAGGATGCTGCCCTGATTGGGCACCGCCAGATGCTGACGGTGGCCGAGTTGATCGCCATGGGATATGACGAGGACGAGGTCCGCGACAACCTGACCTCCAACGACCTGGACTCCAACGAGGAGTTTTTGGCGCGTCAGCCATTGAACAACATCACGGGCAACAACAACACGACCAACCCCATGATGCAGCGGGTTTTATACGTTGAGGCGTACTCCCAAGTGGACTATGACGGGGACGGTATCCCCGAGCTGCGCAAGATCTGTTGCATGGGTTCTGGCTACAACATCGTGCGCAACCTGCCTGCGTCCTATGTCCCATTCGTGGACTTTCCCTGCGATCCAGAACCCCACACCTCGCCCCTGGAGTCCATGTCGATTTTCGACATCACGCATGATTTGCAGGAGATCAAGTCCGAGATCTTGCGCAACACGCTGGACTCTTTGGCCCAGTCAATCCACCCCAGGACCGCGATTGTTGAGGGCCAGGTCAACATTGATGACGTGCTCAACAACGAGACGGGTGCCGTA